GACAATATGACACTCACCTATGATTCAGGTGGGGGTCCCGTTGCTGCTATGGGAACAGATGTTACAGAATTGTTTTCTTGTGTTGTAACCGATAGGAAGGAACCAGATGGGGCTGCTGATGCTAGAATATCAATATCTAAAAATGGCGGCGACCAATCGTCTTGGTATACTCAAACACTGAACAAAGGAACTACACTTTGGCAAGCGGGTATTGGAAGCAACTACAGTAATAGACAAACAAACAGTGGACCATACGCTCAATGGGTATCCGAAATAATTCATTATACTTCTGACCAGTCAGCTAACCTCCCAGCTATTGAGGCTAACATTCTTAACCAATACGAAATCTAATGTACCTAATCTACGAAACTGAACAAGGAGCCATTGCTCGTGCTGATGAGGAGGGTAAGTACCTGAACTTCTCATACTGGACTGAAGGTAAAGGCACACGTTGGTTAACCGCTCCTGAACCTACGGCTGATGGTAAGTGGGCATTGGAAGTTACTAAGTACGACCTTGATGACTTTGAAGAGAACGCAGTGTTTGAAACATTCGCTCCTCTTGAAGTTGAAGAAGAACAATTCGAAATTTAATATTTATGCACAAATCTGCCCAATCATTATATCAATCCCTTGAAGGTAAACGTTACACCTACTTGGACAGGGCTAGAAAAGCTGCAAAACTTACACTTCCATACGTCATGCCTGATGAGGGCTTCGGTTCTCATAGTCGTTTGGAAACACCATTTCAGGGCGTTGGGGCAAGAGGAGTAAACAATCTCGCATCTAAATTACTGTTGGCACTCCTACCTCCCAACGCCCCCTTCTTTCGTTTGAACGTTGACGAGTATCAACTACGCGCAGAGGGCGCACCTGACGAGCTTATCACTGAGATTGAATCTTCACTACAGCAAGTAGAGGAAGCGGTGATGGATGAGATCAGCGGTAACACGTACCGCACAGGAGTTCATGAAGCTCTGAAGCATCTCATCGTTACAGGTAACGCTCTTATATATCTACCAGACGAAGCTGGTCTACGTGTGTTCCACCTAGACCGCTACTGTGTAGAACGTGATGCTATGGGCAACGTCTTGTACATCTGCACCAAAGAAGACCTATCTTATATGTCACTGACAGAAGAGATGAAGAGTCTTGTAGGTACGCAGGATATGGATTCTCCAGACGAAGAGATCCATCTATACACTGCGGTATGTCGTAAAGAAGACAGGTGGCACGTATGGCAAGAAATCAACGGAGAGCTAATTCCTTCTTCTGAAGGCTCGTATCCGTTAGACAAGAATCCTTTTATTCCTCTACGGTTCTCGCGTATTGATGGCGAAGACTATGGCAGAGGATACGTTGAAGAATACTTGGGAGACTTGCAGTCACTTGAGTCACTGACTCGCGCACTTGTAGAAGGCAGCGCAGCAGCAGCTAAGGTACTGTTCATGGTTAACCCCAACGGCACGACCAGAGCTAAGACTCTCGCTGAGTCTCCTAATGGAACGATTACACAAGGTAACGCTCAGGATGTATCCGTTCTTCAGCTTGACAAGTTCAACGACTTCCGAGTTGTACAGGATAGTATGACACGTATTGAGGAGCGTATGGGACACGCCTTCCTTCTCACCTCTGGCGTTGTTCGTAACGCAGAGCGTGTGACAGCTGAAGAGATTCGAATGTTAGGACAAGAACTAGAAGCTGCTATTGGTGGCTTGTACTCTCTACTCAGTAGCGAGATGCAGTTACCTATGGTTAATCGCTTGATGTCCATCATGAACAAGAACAAGTCTCTTCCAAAACTTCCTGAGAAGGTAGTCAATCCTGTTATCATAACAGGTGTTGAGGCTTTAGGTAGAGGTAATGACCTACAGAAATTAGATATGTTCCTAGCTGGAGCATCGCAGGTGGTAGGTCCACAAGCCATCCAACAATTTGTAAACATTGATGAATACTTTGAACGTCGAGCCACTGCGCTAGGCATCAAAACAGCTGGTCTAATTAAAGACCAAGAGCAAATGCAAGCAGAGATGCAGCAAGCTCAACAAATGCAGATGGCAGAGAAACTTGGACCAGCAGGTATCAAGGCTCTGTCAGAAGAATCTAAGTTACAACAACAACAACCAGTGCGAGAGGAACAGTAAACTATGGCAAACTATCAAGCAGTTACGGTAAGTGAGAACACTACCGAAGAGAATATCTCTCTTGAAAAACAAGCAGCTATGCAAGAAGAGGCTGCCAAACAAAGGGGACAGACTTTGGAGTCTAGTGCCGACGAAGGTAAGCAAGAAGTTAAAGAGACTTCTGAGCGTCCTGAGTGGCTGGATGAGAAGTTTCAAAGCCCTGAAGAACTAGCTAAGGCTTATCAAGAGCTGCAACAAAAACAATCTAAGAAGGAGGCTCCTAAAGATGAAGCTAATGAAGAAGTTGAAAAAGAAGATGCGCCAGAGCCGTCGAAGGCTACTGACGCTATACAAAAAGCTACGGAAGAGTTTACTAAAAATGGTAAGCTATCTGATAAAGCTTTCATCGAATTAGATAAGGCAGGTATTCCAAGGGAACTTGTCGAATCTTACATTAATGGACAAGAAGCTATCTCAACAGCAGCAGCTCTAGAGATTCAGGAGTCTATTGGAGGTAACGCTAACTACGCAGCTATGAGCGAGTGGGCTGGTGAAAACCTAGCAGATGCGGATCTAGAAGCCTATAATGCAATAGTTGAAAGAGGATCTGTTGAGCAAGCGCGTGTAGCCGTTAAAGGTATGTACGCACAGTTCTTAGCTGCTGGAGGCAAAGCTCCGAACCTTAATCAAGGCAGTACCTCTGGTGCTGGTGGTACTAAACCGTTTGGGTCCGCTGCTTCTATGGTTGAGGCTATGCAAGACCCTAGATACAAAAACGATCCAGCATACCGTGAACAGATTGAGAAACGGATTGCTGTGTCTAACGCATTTTAATTATGAGCATGGAACTAATCGCGATGCTTGGTGGTGGCTTGAGTGGCTTCGTTATGAAGATGCTCGCCGCACAAGCACAATCACAAACTCGTCTCCTTGAGATGCAGTTGGCGAAACAAAAAGCAGCTGATGAGTCCGCACAACTTGCCTCACAGAGAGGTGGTGTGTGGGTACGCCGTCTGTTTGTTTTGTTTGTTTTGTTCGCAGTGATTCTAGCTCCGTTCATTTTATCACTTTTAAACACTCCTGTTACCATTGAGAAAGAAGCGTCCAAAGGATTGCTAGGTCTCTTGGGACTGGGAGGTGGTGGCTGGAAGTCTCTGGAGGGATTCGTAATCCTTCCTGAAGTACGACAATCCATGCTCGCCATTGTGGGCTTCTACTTCGGCAGCTCACAAGTTAAATAATTTCTACTCTAAGTTTAAAGTAGCGACAGAGCCTGATACGTCAGACAACTCTTAGTTCGTAAAATATACAAGGACTGAAAGACCCACAAAACTAACGAGAGCATTCCGCTCTCACTTATTAACAAATATAGAAAAAGGAAAATACTATGGCAAATGGTGACTTCACAGGTCTCTCGCGCAGTGGTTTAATCCAAGGTGGATCTGACAATGATGCACTCTTTCTGAAAGTGTTCTCTGGTGAAATTCTTACGAGTTTCTCTGAGAACAACGTGATGAAAGACTTGCACATGATTCGCACGATTTCTTCAGGGAAATCTGCACAGTTCCCAGTCTCGGGTATCGCTACTGCTCAATATCACACTGTAGGCGAAAACATCGTCGAGTCCAGTAATGGCTACTTGTCCAGCATTGGAATGAACGAGAAAATCATCACTATCGATGACGTTCTTGTTTCTTCGACATTCATCGCTAACATCGACGAGCTTAAGCAACACTATGATGTTCGCTCAATCTACGCTGGTGAGCTAGGTAAAGCACTCGCAAAACGTTTCGACATCGCTACGATGAAGACTCTCTATGCTGCTTCCCAAGCTTCTGCTAACTTGACAGGCGATCAGGATACAGGTGCTGGTACAAGCATCACAGGTGCTGAATTAACTACCGCAGCTGGTATCATTGACGCTCTCTATGCTGTCGCTGAATCGCTCGACAAGAATGACGCTCCAGACGAAGGTCGCTTCGCTGTCTTGAGTCCTTCAACTTACTACAAGTTGCTGACTTCGGACAACGTTGCGATTAACAAGGACACTGGTACTGGCGGTAACGTCAATGCTGGTACTATTGCTAGCGTTGCTGGCATCCGTCTCGTAAAGAGCAACCACCTCACTGACATCGCTGAATTGGGCAACCAAGTAACTAATGCTACTGGTGATGGCGCATCTAACAATGATGTGTTTGAAGGTGACGGTGCTGGCTACAACGGAGACTTCTCCGATCTTAAGGCTGGTGCTGGTGCAACCCTTGAGTACGGCATCCTTGCTGGTACTAAGGAAGCTATCGGTACGGTGAAACTTCTCGATTTGGCAACCGAATCGGAATATCAGATCGAACGCCAAGGTACGCTGTTCGTTGCTAAGTACGCAATGGGTCACGGAGTTCTCCGTCCTGAGTGTGCTGTTGCAGTGAAACCTGCATAACCTCTTAACTCAGCCCTGCCCCTCTTCGGAGGGGTGGGGTTTTTTATTCCTTTAAATAGAAAGATAAATAATGCCAGACACTACCATCTCCACTACTCTCCTTGAGTCAGTAAACATCGTACTTGCTAACTTAGGTGAAGCACCAGTTAACTCTCTTTCTGGTAGCGCACTCCCACAACAAGTATCGCTGGCGTTAAACACCATTGAGGAGGTTAGTACTGACATCCAGTCAAAAGGGTGGTGGTTCAACCAACAGTCTGGTGGCAACTTTGACACGACAGCCAACATTGTTATCTATCCAAGTAACTCCACTAACGATTGGAGTTCTAACATTCCAGAAGAAGCTAGACGGTACATCACTATCCGTGCTTCTCGTATTGCACAGACACGTTTAATTGGCTCTGAAGAGCTACAGAAATTTAGTTACAATGAGGAGCTAGTATCGCTGGCTATCCTCCAACAAGCACAAGTACGCAACTCCAACGGTGTACTGGATTTTAATTCGTTTCCTTCTGAACTTCGTAGTTTAGGTATAGACGAAGTTATGTTCCTTCAAGGGAACGTTGAAGAGAAGATGGGCATCCTCCGACTTGGAGGAGAGCTTGCAACTGTAGCTAAGACCAAAGCTGAGACATCACTAGCTGCTGAACAAGAGCGATTGGTTGAAAAGCAGGTCACTACAGAAGAGAAATCCGCCGAAAAGGTTCAAGCTGAGAAAGCACTGATTGACGCTCAGGAGTTAAAGACTGACGCAGAGAAGACTTTAGTGGATGCGCAGACTCAGACCGAAGGATACCAACAAGGTGTATTAAGCGCACAGACATCTAACCTTGGTGCTGACTCAACTTTAAAAGGTAAGCAAGGTTCTCTCGTAGACAAACAAGCTCTAGACGTAGAAGCGGACACCACACTTAAAGGTAAGCAGGGAGACTTCTTAGACTCACAGAAAACAGAGTTAGACGCCAAGACAGCTATTGACGTAGGAGCCGAGAAAGCCTTCTACGATGGTGTTGTAGCTGGCACACAGGACACCTATCGAGACTACGCTGCTGAGATGCGTATGATGGGTATTCAGGAATCTGATTTTACACAAACCCCAGCGTACAAGAAGGTAGAGCTTCTGAAGGACGCTGTTAAGCTCCGTACAGCCACCGCCACAGAGACTAGCCAGAACAGCTACGAAATAGAGCAGGTAAACAAGGTGCTTCGTTTTATTGGTGAGCCTCCCGTATCCACTCTTGGCGACCATGCTTTAGCTTCCGAGACTGTTCGTTTACTAAGAGACACTGACACAGAGTTACAAGGCAGAGGTTGGTGGTTTAACACCCGTAAAAATGTGGAGTTTGAACCTTATCAAGGTGTTATATCTATCGAAGACGATGTTCTTAGTATTGAAGTTGATGGGATACCAACTCATGTATCTCGTTACGGCTCTGGCTATAGATTATTTAACCGAGATACTAATAGTACTACGTCTTGGAATTCCACCATCAAAGCAACTGTTATCTATAAAAACGGTTTGAACGATGTACCAACTAAATACCTTGAGTATTTAAATGTCCGTACAGCCATCCTGTTAACAGAGCTGTACCCACAGAGTGGCATAGACATCCAGCGTCTTCCCAAGATGGAGCAGGAGTTACGTGCGTACTTCAAAGACCGTCAGAACGACGAAGCTAACTATA